CCATCTTTGTAAAATGCGCGCTTACTTTTTGTTCAGTAACACTAGATCCTTCAAAACAAGGTTCTACATCTGCACCCAGAATACAAAGTTTTGAAAATATCGCATCATTAATAATGAAAAAATCCATTCCATTATTAAGATTTTCTGCCCAATGACCTTTTAAAGTATCTTTATCTAATTCCATAGAATGCGGGCGCCCTTCTTCGGTAGCTACCTTACATTCTTCAAATTGACCAGTCCAAAGATATCCAGTAGTCATAAGGTATTTTCTAGTTTCAACATTTCCAAAATCATCTGTATCATCAAAAGTTTGAAACCATACTTTTGCATCTGGAGCGACAAATCCATAAGGTTTGGTTAAACATTCAAATTTTATTCCTTCATCATCTATGATCATTCTATTCCCATGATCTGCGAAATCACCTTTATCTTCATTAAAGTATCCAACAATTGGGGCTCCGCGCAAAGTTTTAGCCATTTCTGTGGCGGTTTCCTCATTAATATAAGTACCGTTTCTGTTTTCTCCTAAATAAAGAACTTTAATTTCACAGCTTGACATTAAAGGATTAATATCAAGAGGTTTAAGATTGATGAACTCAGGACTTTCAATAGTAGCAATTGATTTATGCATCTTTAATCTCCTTAATCCATACTTTCACGATTTGCTATTGTCTTATCAGACTTTTCATCATCCGCTTTTTCTTTTCGGCCAGGCTTAGAATCCTCTTCACTCTTACCTTTTGCCGTCTTTAACGCATCTGAATTCATAGTATTTGAAGTAAGCGGTGGGATAAACAAACTTACTAAATCTAATATCTGAGTTTCAAAATAAGCGTTTGCAAGAATTGAGCTTTGTGATTGTCCTAAAGCAATTAGTGGTAACATTTTTGAATAGCCCATTGATGTAAGTTCTTTATACTGTTTAGATAATTCTTTGTAATTATAAACCGTAGTTTTTAATAGCTGAACTTTTAAAGAAAACTTTTTTGGAGCTTTATTAAATTCAGTCATTAAATGGTTTAAAAATGTTTCAAATTGTAAAATTAAATTAGTTAAAGAAGCTTCATCGTTTATAATAGATTTCTCTAAAGCTATATTACCATCAGTATTAAATAGATTTTGCGCAGTACCAGATGCATTATAAACTGTTCTTTCTACCTTTTCTAATTCATCTATTGAAGTTACTGCACTATTATCAGCTAAATCTTCTACACTAACATCTGCAAAAGTTGTTAAAACATCGACTCCAATAGCTTTGCTTAACATTTTTACCGCATTATTATGTAATTCCGCAGCTTCATCTACATCAAATATTAAATCGCCATTCTTATCCAATGGCATTTTTTGAATAATAATTTTAACAAGTTTTTGAGCCATCTTTTTTCTATCTAAATCTTGTGCCATATCTAAATCAATTAAATAAGGAATAACTGAAATAAATAAAGGAATACATTCTCCACAATTATTAAATACAATAGATTGCTCAGGTTCTAAAAGATACCAACCTGCAGTATCTCCAGAAAAATCACCTGGTAGTTTACCCTCTTTATAAAGTAAATACCCCTTTTGAAAATCTCTTGGAAATGCTTTTAGCATTTTCATTTTTTGAGAGGTATCTCTAAAAGTCTCATCAAAATATTTCATATTAAACTCCAGAGTAGGACGTCCATTCACTTCAAATCTAGAGCGGCAATAATTTGCGGGAAGCTCTTGAACCACAATGTGAGTGGAATCTTTTGGAATTAAATATCCATAATAAGCACCATGACGAATAACTTTTAAAGCAGCTTTTCCGAAAAATGATTTAACATTAAAATTATCTAAAAGTGTTAAAGCATTATAAAAGCTGGTTAATACTTTTTCTTCATTTGCTTTACTTTCATTTACGTATGGAGTAACCATCCAATCGTAACAATAAAGTTGAGCCATATATTTACACAATCTTTGATAAATACCATTAGTTCTAAAGAAGAAATCTGAAATTTCTCTCATTTTACAGTAATCTAATTTATCAATTGCTGACAATACATTTTGTTTATCTGCTAAACTGCTGTTGGCTCTTTTTAGATCTCCAGCGTTTGTTAGAACAGCATCTTCAAGTGTTTTTAAACCTACTTTTATTTTATTAAAGTCAAGCGTTCTTTTTGGTGAGTAAACTTCTCTGGTGCCCGATATAAGGGGAATAGTTAAACTCCCATTTTTTGTTTTTTCTAAACTACTCATTTATGACACCTCTTATTCTCATCTTTTTCATTATACCAAAAATTTCTACAATAGTCAATCTTTGGTTTACACAAAGAGTTAATATCCTGCCGCTTTCATAATATAATCATAATTTAATCTCTCTTCATCCCAGTATGGAATAGCTATTAATGTAATATTATGAGCGCGGCAATACTCTCTTTTTCGCATATCATTAGCTTGTTGTTTGCGGAGTCCCGCCAGACCTCCAAATTTTGATTTGGGTTCGTAGTGTTGAATACCCTGATATTCGATTAAAAAATCTATATCTCCGCAGTCATCAAATACCGCAAAATCAAATCTCAAGGGGTGTCCACTAATACTAGTTAAGTCTGGAAAGGTGTATTCTTGAGCAAATACAAGTCCAGCTTTTGTCAAAATTTCTTCAATTTTAATTTCTCCACGGCTTGCTCGCATAAAAATCTCCTTTACTATATTATATAAAAATTTTTATAAAACTATTAAAAAGTTTTGTCCTTAATTCTATCTTGAAGTGAATAACATTAATCCACTAATATTTCTTTTACTTTTTTTTCTTTTTCTATCTTCTTCTTGTTTAATATAATATAACCCATAAATAAAAGCAGAAAATCTATCTTTTGGAACAGAACGACTAACACGTTTTAACAAAATATTAACACCTTCATTTTCTTCTACAAGATTTAACATCTGTTCTCTTAAAATGGTAGTTAAAGTAAAAGGCATCAATTCCATTGCTCTTTGAGAACTATCCATGGCCTGTCCACGTTTTGTACTCATTAATTTTACTTTTGCTTGTTGTTCATCTATAAGAAATTTAATTTTCCCACTATTTAATTGAGCTTGACAATAAGAATATGCTTCTGTATTCAAAGGTGCATTAGCTTTTACTAAATACATAGCATCATATTCTGTAGATCCTGTTCTAAATTTTTTATAAAATCCTTCATCATCATTCATTACTCCAAAATCTGGTAATAAATCCCCAGTTTCTGGATCTATTTGAGATTTAACCATATAATCTACTAATCCAATACCTAAACCATTTGCGTCAATAACTAAAACCCGCGCTTTATATTTATAATAAAGTTTTTTCAAATAAATTGCTTGGTTTTCAAAATGTTCATCTTCATAACTGTACAACATAACAAGAGTCTTTAAACTGCTACCTTGAACTTGAGGAGTAACTTTTGTAACGCAGACTTCAGATGTACAGCCTTTTCGACCTACGTCCACGCTTATTACATAATAAGCATTTTTAGCAGATCTGTTACTATATTCATATTCTGGTTGTAATAACTCTCTGTGTTTGTCAAATCTTTCGGCTGAGAAGAACGCATTTTCTACATCTCCGCTCCATTCTGACTCATATTCTCTAGAAAAAGAAGCATCGTTATAAGTTCCGTCCATTTTTAATTCTTCTATAAAACTCTTTTTTAACAATTTTTCCATAACTGGAACTCGCCAAGTTCCACCTAATACGATAGCTTCACTAGGATCAATAATTTGTTGAATTAGAAGTTGCATTAGTTTTTGATAAGCAAACGAATTCTTCCAACCCGCAGTTGTTACATAAATCTGCGACTTATTGACTGTTTCACTCTCTACACGATCACCACTTGATAATCTTCGGTCTACGTTCATTGTAGGAATTATTACTTCGTTTAATAAAGTTTGATCAATCAAAATACACTCTTCCATTAGACCACCGGTAGCACGTTTACCACGAGAGCTTTGTCTAGCTGCCATAATATCAAGTTTAGATCCATTTTTAAATAAAAGCTCAATATTATCTTTACTCGTTTTAGTCTTACCTCTTGTCATATCTAATTCATTTTGTAGACCAGGAATGAGCTTACACAGCTCTTCTTGTTTTTCTTTTAAAATACCTGCCGCCTGTTCTTTTCCTCCAGTCGTAACGAATAAATGACTACCTGGATAAAGCACACAACGAAGCATAAGTACAAGAACGGATAAAAATGATTTTGAATAAGCTCGAGGAAAAGTAGCATAAGCATATCTATGACGCATCACTGCTCGTAAAAATACTCGTTGATAAAAATAAAGTTTAAAATTATTTGGATTACTTCCACATAAAAACTCTACAAAAATATCTGGATATTCTCGCCAAAAGGAAATATATTCTCTTGCAATTGGAATAATTGCATTAATACGTTCTTCAGACAATCCTACTTTTTGATTTTCTTGTGATATAGCAATATTTAATAAATCTTGTAAGGCCATATTATTCCTCCTCTGGGTCAGAATAATTATCTACTAAATCTGCGTCTAAATCTTTTTGTCTCTCTTTTTCTTCATAAAAAGCTGCGTAATCTTCATCTTCAAGTTCTGGATCAA